GCTTCGGCTACGTTGGTAGCGCTCCATACAGTAGAAGCACCTAGCTCTCGAGCATTAGCTCCAAGCTCCGCCATCTGTAGAGATGTGGAATCCGAGATAGCTTCAACGGTTGACATCTGCTTAGTATATTCCATACCTGTTTTGACGACACCTTCGAAAGCCTTCTTTACAGTATTAATACCCCCAACGACTGCCCCAATGCCAGCCATTGCCTTAATAGCTGATGAAAAAGCCCCGCCCATCTTAGAAGCACCGTCTCCGGCTTCTCTTGTGGCTCTTGTTGTAGAATTCAGTTGAGTAATAATATTACGAATACCCGCTTGAAACCTCTGGTCATTGAGGACGACGTCAACGGAAATAGTTTCATTGTTACCTGCCATGTATTATTTCTCCTTTCCTCAATATTTAGAGTTGTCAAGATTAGCGAGTTTCTTGTGATACTCCTTGACAGCTTTGTAGACAGTTATTTCTACAAAGTCAATAATATCTGTATTGTCTATTTCATTAAGAGTCCAACCTTGCTCGAGTCTACTTTGATAAAAGTCCATTATGAAATCATTTGAGGGACTGTCATCAATGCCCCACTCTTCAGGTACTCGTGTGTCTTCACCTTTTGAAGATTGGACTCCTGTTAGTTTTTTAATGGTTGCATTTTAGCTTGCATACGCTTAGAAGGTGCAGATAAAGCTTCTAACAATACAGTTGTAAATTCCTCTACATCAACACCATTCCAGAAATCTTCAGCGGTGAATTGCTGTTCAAATAAATCATTTGCGATAAAGTTTACAGCCGCTTCCATTGTTTCGTCTGAGAAGTCTTTGTCTAGTGCTTGACTGTAAGCTAAAGATTGTTTGAAGCGTAATGCAGACATGCGACCATTATTTTTAAAAGTTTTATATTCACCATCTAAGAATAATTTAATTTCCATTTGTATTTCTCCTTTAAGTTTGATTTGAAAATATCTTACAGTTAAATATTTGCCCCTCCGTAGAGGGGATACATTTTAGTTTAAGGTGTAGGTGTTGCAGTCAAGCTTGGTTCAATTACTTTAGCAAAGAAGGCTGTCTTCCAAGGGTCTGTATCTTTATCAGGGTTATCAATTTGGAATTCATAAATGCTATCTTTTAAGCGAGGCATAAAGTTGACTTCAAACTCTGCTGATTGGAAATCAATCTTGTCTTCCTTCGTAGTTGTTTCTTCTTTAGGAAGGGAGAAGCGTCCACGGTATAAAACTTTGTAGCGGTATGATCCATCGGCTTTCATTCGACGATAAAGCACAGCTCCAAGAGGTGCAACGTCCTCAGCCGATTTGATAAGTTTTCCTGTTTGTTGTTTATGTCCTAGAATTAAAGCTTCGTTCTCTCCAGAGATTCCTGTAAACTTTACAGTCCCCTTGATAGAACCCATTGCAGATGCCGTCTCGATAGCACGGTTGTCTCCGTATTGTGAAGCTGAGTCTGTTTCAGGCTCAATAGATAGTTCTTGCACTGGAGCAATATACACTGGTGTGTCATAAGTTTCTAATTGCTCATCAAGCATTTTAGCAAAATAAAACTTGTCGATACCGATAATAGTAGTTGACATGTATTAATCATCCTTTTCTGTTTATTTATTTCTAAGATATCTCGCTGAGATATGTCGTGAAGCTCATATGATTTATTCCATCAACGACGTTAAATCTTCCGTCTTTGATGATTTTCTCTACATTGCCTAACTTGATAGATTTAATTTCTGCAAAGCGATTGTTCACCCAGTTATCACTCTCAGGAGATACCACTGCAATGTCAGTGATTATAGTCCTACGTTGGACATCAACGGACGCCCTCTGGAGGTACGCTTGTTTGATAACTACAACGACAGCCCTTCGGGGTAGTCTCTCCCTTACTTGTCCTACAAAAACTTCATAGTCTGGAAATACTCTGAGGATTTCAGCAACTAGGGAGTCTTCATAAGATTGCATTACATCAGAGGTAACGAAATTCATATCAGCACTCATCCTAGTAACCTCCTCATAAATAGTTCGACTTCACTGTCAACGGCATTATCTACCTTGATAGCACTTTGACCCATATAGAAAGCTCCGGGGATGAAACCTCTTCCGTAGACGGGGTGTCCGTATTCCACATACGGTGCATAGAACACATTCGTGCCGTATCCACCTCTAATGGTTCCGGGAGACTTTGTGATTGACTTTAATTGTATTGAGCTTCTAAGATTACCTGTATCAACAGGGACATTTCTTTTTGCTTCAGCGACACCTATGACAGATAAACGCTTCACAAGTTGCTCCCCCTCTGAAGGATACCTTTGTTGTATTCTGTTGAGCCTTCCCATAAGAGAAGAATAATTGATTGAAATACTCATAGGCTTTTATCCTCGTCAGCTAAATCTTCATGGCGACAAATTACTTCTTGATGTGATTGATATCTCGAAGGCATGCCTGCTACACATCTAAGTGTTCTCCCATAAGATGTAACATATATGGTATCTCCTTTTGTGATATCTTGAGATAGTCCAACGTAAAGTTGATAGTCACCTGTTACAGGCTGTACACTTCTTCGGCCGTCAAACTCTTCAGACCGGAATACGTAAACACCACAGGGAATATCTTTAGCGATTTCTTTGTAAACCATCTTAGTTGATCCGTTGGGTTGCTTCTCTTTAACGCTTCTCCATACAGCACAAGTGGAATCAAATGTTTTCTCAATAGAGGTAATCATATAGTTCTCAACCTCCGATACTTATTGAGATACTTGATGTAATCACTTGTAAAGAGTGTCCCTCTTGGAGTATTAGCTTCAGAGCCTTTTGTTTCATACTCTTCCATGAATCCACCACGTTGAACTTTCTTGACAACTCCTTGAGGTTTATCATTCTTAAGTCCACCGAAGTAGTCAGGAAGCTGTCGAGCCACTAACTCAGCAGTTACAAAATGAAGGGGCTTTGGAAGCTCAAGTCTATTCATATAGACCAAAGCTTTGTAGATTGTAGACTCAATAGAGGCGTCAACAATAGGAGCTTGCGAAGGTTCATAGGTGACTAGAATATCTACAAGTTTACGTATCTCAGTTTTTACTTCATCAAGATACCATGGCTCGATATCTGCATACTCATCAGTGATATATCCCCGCATGTTTCCACTCCTTTCCTTTAATAAGATAAGGGCAACCTTACGGCTACCCTATTCAGTTGTACTTTCTGCTTCAGCTTTCTTCTTAGCGATGGTGTATGCTCTCTTCTCAGAAGGTGTCATGTCCTCGTAAGCTTTAGGCTCTTCAGTTATTACTTCGGTTGTTACTTCAGGTGCAAGCATTCTAGACATCATCATCACTGGAGAAGATTGCTCCTCTTCAGCCGGAAGGTCTCCGCCCTCCGGAGGCTTAGGGTGCAGGGACAGCTGGAACGTTTAACACTACAGCACGTAACTTAGTAGCATCACGAACGTATGATACGAAGTGGACGTCAGCACCTACGACACTTGAACGTGATTTCATTAAGCGCTCTTGTTCAACATGTACTTGACGCTTAAGAGCGATTCCTAGTCCGCCTGCTCGTACTAAGTAAGCTTCTTTTTCTGCTAAACGATTAGTAACTACAATGTTTAATCCCATTACGTGACCTACATGCCCAGACATGAAAGCTTGTCCTTGCACAACTGCAACGAATTCCTTCATAGCTAAAATCTTACCGTAGTCCTTAGGAGAGATTAATAAAACAGTATCTTCGATGTCTTCACCGAAAGCGACACGTAATAATGCAAGACCTGCTTGAGTGATTTCAACTGTGTCAGTAGGAATCTTAACAGGGTCAGTTGCGCCACCTGCTGATGCTTTAGATTCACGTAAACGTGCAAGCACATCTTTGTCAATTGTTTGAGCGATAGATTTAGCTAGTTGGCTGTCAATCTCGTTAGATACAGCACCGTTAGTACCCAGTAAAGCTTCGTCAGTGATTTGGATGTCTTTAGCAATCTTTTTAACTACGAAAGATTTTGAAGCCGCTTTGATTTCTTCACGTAACACGTCAGCACCTTCATCGTAGAAAGCAGCATCTCCAATGTATTCCCATGTAGGGTAAGATACAGACATACCTGCTGATGCCACTAGTTGAGTATTGACATCTGCTAATGGTGTAAATTTAATTAAGTCGATAAGTTTAGCTTCAATAGAGTCGGCTACGACTTGAGGGATAATTGCTTTCACATCTTGTGTATCTGTAGAGCCAGTAATGCCTGTCCCGTTTACATCCCAAAAACCAGTCGCTGAAGGTTTAATTTTGATTGCCATGTATTAATCATCCTTTTCTGTTTAGATTTATTACCGCCCTTGGAGTCTCACCAAAGGCGGCTTGTTAGCTTACCCTTGAGCTTTCATTCTCTCATAAGTAGCACGGTCATGTGTATACAAGTAGTTTCTTTCTTGATTGCTTAACTCTTTAAAGCTCTTTGAAGGTGTCGCAGGAGCTTGCTTGTCTTGAAAGTCCGGCATTGCACCACGAGGAGATTGTCCCATAAGCTTCTCAGCTTCTACCTGTAAAGCTGCTTTCCAGATTGTATCTAGACTGTTAATGCCCATCAGAGTTTCCTCGGCGTTCTTACCTACGAAGCGTGAAGCTAATTCAGTTGGGATTCCTTTTTGGTTAGCTAACTGGAAGGCATAAGCATTTTGCTCTGCAAAGATTGCTTTCTCTTGTTGAGCTTGGAACTGTAACTCTAACTCCTTGATACGTTTTTGCTCTGGAGTATCTGAGGGGTTTGCTGATAAGATAGCCTCTTGGCGAACCTTATCTAAGTTGTTATTTTTCCAAGCATTGATTGCTTGTGAAGCAAATGAATCCTTGATAGGTTGGATCACTTTCTTACCGTCTTCTGTTTCGATAAATGCAGTGAATGCCTCTGGAGTTAAAAGAGTAGACTGTAAAGATTTGCGAACCTCTTCATTGTTTTGAACTAATTCTTGTACCTGCTCTAAAGTTACTTGTACTTCTGTCATTTGTTTTCTCCTTTCGAAGTCCTCTAAGAGTCCTTCCAAGTAGTTTTTTTGTTTTCCTTGAAAGTTTTTACATTCCGTCAAGAAGCGGAACTAATGTGCATCTACAATGTGGATGCAATGGAAGTGAAGGCTCATCTCCAAGACGGTATTTCTTACCGTGCAATGCCGCACACCGTGAACAAGTCCTCTTCTCAAGTGTAGCAAGCCATTCGACTTTTTGAACGCCGTAGTCCTTGAATGAACGTTTTGCGCCCTCATTAGATACCCTTGATACTTCAGTCCTTGCTATTCGGTTAGCTTCATAGTTAGTAAAAGCAACCGCCGCCTGTAAAGCTTTCGTATATTGAGGGATTCCCCAACCTTTGGAGAGTCCCTCTTCTAAGACTTTGTTGAGCTTGTTCCCTAGTCGTATAGACGACTTGAAGACTGAGCTTTGAAAGTCATAGGCACTATATTGAAAACCTGATAAGAATTCTATTGCGAAAGTAGGAAGCTGAGTGAAGCCCCCTAAGATTAGAATCTTATTCATTTCCTCATATGAGTAGTTGGCGTATTGTGCCATCTTCTCAGGTAAAGCATTTGTAAGTTCGATTCCTATCTCTTGTGTTCTCTGTTGAGCTTGGAATGCTAGGGAGGAGAATCTTGCTCTCAATTGCTCTATTGAGATTTTACCTTTTGAGAATTCTTTCTCTAATGATTTAAACTCGGAGATAAGAATATCATTGATGTTGTCATATGAAGCTTTAGCTTTTAAGAGCCATTCTTCCAAGTTGTCATCTATCGAGGTATGAACTTTGAGTGACTCATCAATGAGCCATTGTTGCTTCTTGGATAACATTGATAGTCAACTCCTTGTAGTGATTTTACTTTGTAGGTGGTGGGGTCTTTTCAGTTGGCTTTGGAGGTTGTGCAACTTCTTTACCTTGAGGCGGCTGTAAAGGATTAGCTTTGAAAGGATTGGCACCTGCTTCAGCAGACATTTTCTCTTCAGCTTCTTTCTCAATTTGTTTAACCTCTTCAGCTTCTACGTAGCGAACCATTGGGAACATTGTACGGAGAGTCTTGTATGAGAATAAACCTTCTGGAGCTTTAGAAACCATTTCAGCAATCTCAACTAAGTTTGTAGGAATGTTTCGTGTGAATACGAAAGTGACAAAGTCGTCTGTTTTATCGAGGGAAACTTTATCGAGGAAGTTGAAGATAATTTCATATCGTTTACGGAGGGACTTTTCAAACTTTCTTTCTTTGGCAGATGTCTTGTCTTCCAAGTCTTTGATCTTCATCCGAATAGCTACACCAGATAAGTTAGTAGCAAATTGCTCATCATGTAAGTTTGGTACTTGAGCGAACTTGTGAATATCTTGAGTAAGTCTATTTTTGATATTCTCTAAGTGTCTGTCATTTGTGTTTTTCTGCAGGAACTCTGCTTTGCCGTCACCATCAATAAGCATAACTCGGTTGGCTTTCATTCGAGCGATATCTTCAGAGTCAGTTCCTGTCATATTAGTAAGAACCATATAGCTATCTGCCCAGTATTCAACATCGTTGATTGTATCCGATATGGCAACATTGTAAGAGTCAATTAAAGGGATTACTTTCTCGAAAGAGGAAGCCCTGTCTTCATTGTTTAAATACTCAATAACTGGAAGGTATCCAACTCCGTGAGCTTCATCTACTCCTTGTCCGATATCTACCTCACTAGCTCCATTAAGAGTAAATGAAAACTTAGTAGCAGTTACTTCATCGTAAAGAGTAACACTGAAATGTTTTATCTTTGTAGCTTCATCTACACGCTCACTCCAGACAACAGCCGCAATAGGTTTTTCATCTATCTCCATAGAGTGGAAGACAATACAATTGAGGGGACTTAATGGGATAAATCGTGGGAGGGGTTTTCCTTGTACTTTCTCTCTCCAGTGGAACTCATAAGCATGTCCATACAAGTTAGACAGTCTATCAAGCTCAGAGTTAACGTCATCGACATCATTAAAGTAGTGAATACGTTTGAGGTCTTTCTCTCTGTCCTTGTTGTCAAATAAGACCTGTATAGGTTCGCCTGTAAAGTAAGAAGTAGCCGTGTTTACAATTACTTCTGCAAAGGGATGTCCGATACGGTTATTTGGCTTTGTGTCATCATCAAAGACTCTTGTGTTTATCTTTGTAATATTACGGTGGTACTTCTCTAGAGTTTTATACTCTTCTTGGCGAGGAGCATGTGAGACAATTTGAGATACGACTTCTCTCAAGCTTTTCTTATCTGCTAAGTAATACTTTCGAGGGGAGGTAAACACTACAGGGGCGTAATAATTGTAACGGTAATCTTGTAAGTCGATAGCCAATACGAATTCTCCTTTCTTCTAATTTTATATACCGAACCCTAATGCGCCTTTCTCCATAGTGTTCATACGGTTAGAAGGCATTTCTGGTTCAATGGCATAACGTAAAGCATCTATAAGATGATTGTATGAGTCAATCGGCTTATTAAGATACTCATTAGTTTTCTTATCTTTTTGATACTCATAGTTTTCTAGTTCTTCTATCATGTTGACACATCGAGGGTGAACGATAAGCTTGTACCCTTGGAGGAAGTTCAACCCCCAAAGCACACTATCATTTCCCTTCCGTGCAGGTTTAATCTTTCTAACTCCGTATCGTTTGAGTTCTTCAATACTTTTAGGCTCAGAACTATCTGCAATGATTTCCTGCTTGACATACCCACGGAGCTGTAACTCTTCGAATATCTCAACGTTTGTCATAGCTTTCTGATACATCTCATCAAAGATATAAATTGTTTTAGTTGCTCTATCTACGAAGGTACAAACCAAAGTAGACGGGTCAGCGGAGAATCCAAAATCCATTCCAAAACGTGAGACGAATCCTTTCTTCATGAGATCAAAGTGGTTGAACTCTTTAGCTTCCCAATTAGTAAGGATTAACTTACCGAGTGAGGCGAATACTCCTAATGCATAAATCTTATAGTAAGTAGGATTGGAGTGCATCATATCTTCAAGGGCATCTATATAAGATGTAGGAAGGAATCGGTTATCCTTATAAGTAGTGTGAACAATGGAGGTATCAACGAGTTCGGGGTCACCTTCAAAGAAACGCTTGTATATCCAGTTGGTTTTGGCTACTGGATTAAACATCATTACTATCTGGTTATTTGGCTTACGAGAACGTAGCCGAAGATTCAACTGAGAGAAATCATCGAGGGTTAACTCTGTAGCTTCTTCTATCATGATATCATCGATGCCTGAAATAGATTTAATCTTCTCAGGGTCATCAAGTGCTTTGAAAATAAATTGTGATCCATTTGGAAGTGTAATTGTGAAGTTTGACTCTGATACTTTACAGAGGTCGAGGATGTTAAAGCTTGAGAGGGTTTTCTTCAATTCAGCAAAAACAGATTCTCGAATAGTCGCCCCTACTTTACGGACAACCAAACACTTTCGAGGTACAGGACTTTTAAGATAAAGAATAACCTGTCGTTGGAATGCCCATACAGATTTTCCACTTCCAGCCCCTCCAAAAAAGAGAAGTAAACGATTGGTGTTGTTCAGAGTGGGGAGATAAACTTCATTGAAGAATCTCTTTTTGAAGACAATCTTTAGAGGTTCTGCCATTGTATCTCTCCTTTCTCGAAACTAGAAAGGTGTTTGCCTTGAGAGGGGACACAAGGGCTTCGGAGGGAGGGGATAAACCTTTCTAGTTCCCAAAAAGGGAGGAGGAAAATCATATTGACAAAAAGACTCTTGAGTGGGACACTCGTATATCCCTTTAAGGGTTCTCTCAATGTATATAGTGTCTGCTCGCTCGTATCGATACATCAGCCAGGTTTTAATTTATTGAGAACCCTTAAAGGAATCCACGAAAGTGGAAACCCCAGGAGGAAGGATTACTTGAGGTTGATTATCCCTAAAAGGGTTAAGTCCTCTCTTTCATCTACTTACATTCTAACATAACTCGTACATATAAGTCAAGCATTTTGAGTAAACTTTTTATTTTTATTTTACTGCTCGCTTACAACCTCAATAGTTTCGTCATCTTCCTCGTCGCTCTCAATGTCAACTATAATGACTTGCTCTTTCTTCTCAATTTGCTTTTCGATCAACATGCCGTATGATTTCATAAGAAGCTCCATTGCTTTCAAGACATCTTTGTTGTCGACCTTTTTGTCAATCTTGTCCCCTCGAGGAGTAATGTGTTCATCATAGGCATCCTCTCTAATGATGCTAGTAAGCCTCTGGAGGACTTCTTGCCCGTCAGCAATCATCTTGTCCCTGTCGCCTGCTCCAAGCCACGCACGGTACGCTCTGGAGGTCTCTGTGCGAGCGATACGGTAAAGTGATCCTTTTGCGTATCCATATTTGAGTCTTATCTTTTCGTAGTCCAT